TCTGCTTGGTCACCTGCCATCCGAAAGGCACGGTCTCGCGCTGGATGGCACGCACAGCGCCCATGTTGGTGATGCGGTAGCGTCCGCTGGAGCCGGTGCCGATGGCGTTGTAGTCGATGTTCCAGCTTCCGCCCTCGGCGCGGCTGGCCTCCATCGCCCGGGCAAACTCGCGGACGTGCTGCGGGAACTGCGTGAAGAGGTCAAACTGCGGGGGCAGCACCGGCCCGCCGATCACCTCGCGGCCGTTCACCTTGCGCTTGCCAAACTCGGTCGAGTTCACCGGCACAAACTTGCGCGCATCGTACAGCGTCTTGATTTGCGCCGCGCGGTTGGCCTCGGCGGTATTGATGACGCGCTGCGGCTTGAAGCTGTAGGTGCCGTCCGGCTTTTGGAAAAGGAAGTCATTCTCCAGCACGCCGCGTCCCTCGTCCCGCAGCTTTACATGCGTGCTGTTTGCGAGGTCTTCCGGGCGGCTGCTGCGCGCCAGTTCCACGCCGCGGGGCGTTGCGCTGCCAGCCTCCTCGAGGCCGACCAAATACTGATCGTAGGCGCGCACATATTCCTTCACCCGCTTCTGCATGATGCGGTCTTGGAAGAGCGGGTTGTCGCGGAAGAGGACCGATGGGTTGTCCAGCATCTTGCCAGTGCCGCTGTCAAGGCGCACGCCCATCATCTCCAGCACGCGCCCGCCCGCCGATAGCATCGCCTCAGCCATCCGAGGAAACGCCGCATCGCGCCGGATGCCGCGGAAGTCAATGGCCGGCGCCTCGCTGGCAAACGTCTCCGCAATGATCTCGTCCCGCGCCCAGTCCAGCCCATCCTCGCCGCGTTCGATGCTGCGCTGCGACAGCTCCTCAAACCGCTCGTTGATCAGCCGCTCGCGCTCGCTCGGCTCCAGTTTGCGCGCTTTGGAAACATCCGCCGCCGACTTGTTGCCGCTGTCAAGGTCGCGGAACTCCTGCTCGGTGAGCACCTGCGGCAGCTCGCCGGTCGTGCCGTTCTGAATGTCCGCATCAACCAAGCGGCCGACATACTCGCGTCCGCGCGCCTGCACGCCATCCGGCCCGTATTGCTGGTTGACCAAGTTGCGCAGGTCGTTGCGCGGCTGCCCATCAAGGACGTTGCTCGTCAGGATGGCGTGGCCAATCTCATGCGGAGCAATGGCGTCCACGCCGCCGGCCGACTTGCGAGCATCAAGATTGATGAAGACCCGGGCGCGTCCGTTGGCGTCCTTCTCGAGGAACAGTCCCGCGGCCAGCTCACCGCCGGTCGCCGACACATCCTTGTTCATTCGGTATTCGTCCGCCTTGAGGGGGACGAAATCTACCTTGCCAGCCAGCACACCTTGCATGGCCGCCATGCGGTCCAGTGAGGCGTGAGGCAGCGCAGAAAACGCATCAACATTGCCACCCACCGCATACACGTCAGCCATCATGCGGGCGATGTCTGCGTCCGCTTCTGCGGCTCCGCGGCGAGCAACGCTGCCAGCGACCCCAGCCAAACCACCCAAGGCCATGATGCCGCCGAATACCTCACCGGCGCGCTCGGCGTCCGGTTGCAGGGCAGCGAAGGGCGCTCCGGTAATGCCCGCCGCCACCGCACCGCTCGTCACGTCATCAGCCATACGCGCCGCTGTAGTCACGCCAGCGCGGTCGGCAAAGCGTGCCACACGGCGTAGCGCCTCCGGGTTGCCGGCGTCCTGCGCCACCCGCTTGAGCGTGCTGTCAGTGCCGTCAACGTAGCCAGTAAAGTATTTGCGGTAGCGCTCGGGGATTGCCGTCATGCGAGCCAAGTCGGTCGCCGCTTCTGCACGCGCCGTGCCGATACCGCCCACGCCCGCCTCGCGGATGATGGTCGCCGCACCGCCCGCCGCCGCGCCGGTCTTGCGAATGATTGCGCCTCCGTAACGCAGCCCCGGCAACACGCTGCCGAGAGCCGTCACCGCCGCGGTTACGTTGCCGCCGCCGCCTGCCTGATCGGCCAAAACCGCGCCACCCACCGCCACCGTGCCGACAGCAGCCTGCTGCTTGGCCGATAGTCCGGTCATGTCCTGCAATCGGCTGCTAATGCCAAACTCCGCACGCTCGGCGAGGTCTGCCGTAGCATCCGCCACGCGCTGCACGCCGCGCAGAGGAGCGCCAGCGAGTGTCGCCGTCCGCCGCAGCACGCGCAGCTTGCTCAAGGCACCGGCCCCCACAGGCACCAAGTTAACCGGATCAAGAACCATTGATCCAACCATCGACAGCGTCTCTGCAGGTCTCTCGTCGGTGATCTGGTAGGCGTCCTTAGACGCAGCCGGCGCGCTCACCTTGCTCGCGCCGATCTGAAAATCTGTCACTCCGGTGAACTCCTGCTCCAGCGCCTTCTCCCGCTGGTAGCGCTCGTAAGCCTTGTCGAAATCTTCTTCCTCCTCCACCGGCGTTGGCTCCATCGCGTCCGCCTCGCTGGCCGCTGCGGCGATGATCTCCGCATCCCGCAGCTCGTCGCCCGTCAGCTTGCCCTCCTGCTCGAGGCGCTTGGCCAATGCCTGCTGCTTCAGCCCGCGCCGCCGCGCCCAGGTTGTGGTGTCATCGACCTTGTTGCCCACCCAATCAAAGAGCTGCACCATATTGATACCGCCCTTTCGGATAATCTCCGCACCCGTCTGCACGTTGCGCTGCACCTGATTCACCGGATCGGTGACCATGCCCACCATGCCGTCGCGAATCTCGCGTCCCGCCTGCGGAATCATGCCTAGCATGCCCGCCGCGCCTTGGCCCACGCCGTCAATGAAGCGCCCAACCTCGTTGTTCTCCTCCTTGCGCCGTGTCCAATACTGCCGGAACTCCTCCTCCGGCATAATGTAGTCCACGCGGCGGTAGTTCTCCTCCTCGAGCTGATTCAGCTCGTAGTCGCTCAATGGCTCCGGCTCCACGGGTGCGTCGGGCGGCAGGGCGATGCCACGCTCCGCGGCAAACGGCGTGGAGGCCAGCACCGGCAGCGCATCCATCTCTTGGTCGGTAAAACCCTGCGTCGGGGCAGGGGACGCCGACAAGCGATCCACCAGCCCAGCGGTGATCTCCGGCTGTCCCTGCTGCGCTTCCAGCTCGGCGAGCTGCTCGTCAGTGAGTCCGTCTAGCGCACTTGGTACCATCGTCCGTCAGTTCCTTTTTCGTAGGTGGTTCCTGCTACTGTTTTACGCTGACGCGGGGCCGCGCTTTCGGCGGCCGGCGTGGATGGGGACTCTGCCGGTTGGATCTTCGCGCTGGCGCGCTCCTTGGCCGACCGCACGATGTTTTGAAATTCGCTCACACCCTGCAGGAATGCTTCCTCGCTCTGCCGCGGGTTCATCCGCGCCATCGCCTCAGTCGCCTTGCGTCCCTCCACCTCGGTGATCTGGCCGCCGCCCTTGAGCGTCTCGTAAGCCTGCATGAACTGCTGGCCCTGCAACTGGTCGAGGAGCACTTGGAAGTTGGCCGGCTCCGTGCCCGGGACCTTCGGCAGAATGCTGCTCTTGCCCGTGGCGTATTGCCGCCCAGGGTGCGTCTTCACCTTCTCCAGCAGGTCGTCCATGTAAGACGCCGTGTCGAAGGTCTTCTGCATCGACCGCATCCGGTTCTCCTCGGCGATGTCCGCCTCAGTCTTCAGCTTGCGCGTCTGCTCCTGCCGCACCGGATCGGCCTGCATCATGGCCGTCTTGCGTTCTGTTTCCGCCCGCGCCTCCTGCTGCTTGAGCACAAACTGCGCCGCCCCCTCTGGCGTGAACTGCACGCCGCGCTTCATCGCCCGCAATAGCTCCTTTTGCTCATCGGGCAACGCCTCAAAATCCTCCGCGCTTTGCACGCGCAGCGAGCTGAAATCAAACGCCATGCCGGTCGCCGGAACATCCATCTCCGCGGCATCATTCACCACGGCCTCGGGAGCCAACAGCGCATCTTCATAGGCCGGCACACCATTCATGCTGCCCAAGCCGGCCTCAAGCTCATCCAACGACAAACCCGTGTCCATCACCGGTAGCGGCTCCTCGTCCGCATAGTAGGGAGGTTGTTGATTGCGTGGTGGCATATTAGCGAACGAAATCAAGGTTCACGTTAGGCAGTGCACCCACCGTGCCCTGCCCAGCGGCCACGCGCGCTTGGGCCTCCGCTGCGGCGCGAAGATTAGGCATCCTCGCCGTCAGACCCTGCTGCGCCGTGCGCGTCCGATTGTTCATCCCTGCAATGCCGAGCTGAGAGACGGCGCCGAGGTTATCAAGAATGCTCATGGACGCCATGCGTCGGGTCCGCGGGTCCATCTTGCCGAGGGCGCCGTAGGTGCTCTTCATGCCGGGGTACATCTCGCCGATGGCGCCGAGCGCCTCGTAGGCCGAATCACCCTGCGATGCCAGCTCGCCGGCCTCGCCGAAGGCTCCGGCCAAGCCCATCAACGCCCCGCCGATATCATTGACCAGGCCGACATTGGCCTGTGCGGTTGTATTAGCCGCGCCGACTGCGGCGTTTCCGAGAATCTCGCCGCTTCGGTCTTCGTTCCCTGGGTTAAATGCAAACATAGTTTTATTCCTCCTGTATTCCCGCCGCTTCCCGTGCTTCGAGGCACAGTGGTGAACCCGGCACGAAAGCGCGGCAGGCTGCCGGCCGGTAATTGTAAATAGAACACGACACGCCAGAGCCGACCTTACCGGTCAGCGCCACGCATCTATGGTTCGTTGTCTTCATCAAAGGGTAGTCGGCGCGCAGCATCCATGGCGGGATGCCGTTGGCGTCGGATCGGTCTCGTCGCAGCACAGGCCAGGACCACTTGTGAGAGCAGCATGCCCCACACCGTTCACAGTCGAATCTTGCCACGTCGGGCGGAAGCCCTGCGCTTCGCTCTGCAAGTCGATGTAGGGTGCCAAGTGACTGATGTTGTTCGTCTCGCATGAGTTCTTAGGACAGTATACTGTCTCGCCCAAGTGCCGGTTGATGCAGTTCCAGCACACCGGGTAGTAGTCCGAGTTCGCGCTCTTGTCCTTGCGGTGCCGCCACACGCCGTCCGCCTTTTCGTAGCGCGTCTCGTCATTCGGCACGCCCTCGGCTTCGAGGTAGTTCCACACGTCGGCATCGCTCCAGTGGCGCATAGGGTAGTATTGCGTTGGCACGCCGGCCTGCACCAAGGCGTCTTGGGCGAGCGGCACTTGGCCCTTGATGAGATCCACGTCGGCCGACTTTTGGCCGTGGAAAGCAGCATCCCAAGAAAAGTTGAACGTCCCGGTCGGGCGCTTCAGCGCGTCCAGCCCGCAGAGGTAGCGTCCGCTGGCCAGCTCCTCGGGTTGCGGCTCCTCGGTGCCGAGGCAAAGAGCGAGCGCTTTTTGGCCGAAGGGGTAGAGCTTCACAAAGTCAAACCGCGGCACGCCGGTCTCAATGTCGTAGCCATCCGTCAGCGCATAGCCGAGCGGAGCGTAGTCATACATCTCCAGATCCCACGCTTGGGCGAGCTTGTCGCTGTAAGCGTAACGGTGCCGAAAGCGCGGCTCCCGCCACTGGATGACCGGCAGCTTCGCCCCGACCTTGTGCGTGATGAGGTGCAGCATCGCCGTTGAATCCTTGCCGCCGCTCCAGAGCACGAAAGGGTTGTTGCTGGCCTCCAGCCAACGCTCCACCCTCTGACAAGTCTCTTTGACCAGTTGCTCCATAAGTTAGATGGCGATAGCTCCAATCCCAACCGCCGCGCCCACGCCGCTTCCGATCATACCCATCATGCCGGCCTGTCCCGATGCTCCCGCCTGTATGGCGGCACCCTGCAACGTGGCGTTATTGTTCATCACCGAGTTATAGCGATTCATCGCCATGTTCGTGTTGAAGGATTCCACGTTGCCGGCCTGCTGGAGCGAACCGCCGAAGATGCTGTTCACCTGGTTGGTCGTGTTCGACAGCGTCCCTGAACCCAGCCCAAAGGCCGGTCCCAGTGCCTGCCGGAACGGGTCCAGCTCGGTGTAAGCGCCCGCCAGACCAACGCGGCGCTGACGCCGTGCCAAGTCCATCTGGTTCACGCCAGCGGCAAACCCACGTCGAGCATCAAGGCGCTGCTGACCATAGGCATCTCGGTTAAGAATCTCTGCAGCCGACGAACCCGCGCTAGTGCCAAGACCGCGGGCGGCAAAGGCGGCGCGGGCCGACTGCGTCGCGTCACGCATCTGCTCCGGCGTGAGCGACCGGCCAAGGGCCAGCTCCGTTTCCGCCTGACGTTGCAGCTCGCCCTCAATGGCATTGGGCGAAGATGCCGCCGACAGCTCCTCACCGATGACGCCGCGAGTCTTGGCGAGGTATTCGTTGTCGAGCTTGCCGGCGAGTTGATCCGCCGTGCCAAACTGCATCTTGATATACTCAGGGTAGAGTCTTTTGATCGCCGCTTCTTCCTCAGCGACCTGCGCCTTGGCTACGCGAATCGACGCATTGGCCATTTTGTCGTAGTTAATCGGCGCCGGCGCCGGTGGCAGTGGCTGCGGTGCTGGAATGCTTGGTCCTCCTCCCATATTATTGTCCTCCTACTTTCTTCATAAGTTTCTCCCAATAGTATACTCGCGGCTCAAAGCTCCCACGGCGGCACCATGCCACATAGGTCTGCGGATGCGGCGCCAAGCGCAGACACTCCCGCACAGGGTCTGTGCCAGCAGCGCCAGCAGCCAGAGTGACGAACCAGCAGTTAGGTGCCCCGAGTTCAAAGTTTTGCTCCTCCGCGTTCCAGCGGCAGGCTTTGGCCAGCATGAAGCAGCTTGGACTGTTCCACACATAGCCCGCCGAAAGATGCTCCCCGACCGCTTCCCAAAAGTCTTGCGTCGAGTGCTCGTCCCACCATTGATGCGCTTTTTGCCAAGGGGTCATGCTTAAAACTTGATGCAATACAGCATGGCGATGTTCTTCGGCCGTGTCTCCGTGCCGCCGGTGGATTCTGTGGAGTTGTTCGCGCCGTTGATGATTGCCGAGTTCGATGACGCCACAATGCCTGTGCCAAAAGCCGCGGAATTAACGCGGCTACCAACAACGTGCGTGTGCGCCTTGAGTTCGTCCGCCTGCTTCGCCCCGAATGTGCCCGCCGCCGTGCCGTCGCTGTTCGTTCCGCTGCCGCGCACAAAGTATCCGCGCAGGTCGGGCAGAGCGAAGGTCGTGCTGCCGTCACCCGCTCCGTAGGTTGTGCCAATGGCGCTGAACAACGCCGCGTAGGTGGTGCGGTTGACGTTGCTGCCGTCAGCTGCCAGCCAGCCCGCGGGGGCGCTGTTCATGGCGAATGCTTGCACGGCGCCCGCTGGCACCAAAGCGTTCTGCACGGCAGCGACCAGTTTAGCCAAAGTCACACCGCCGTCTTTCACGCGAAACTTCCCGCCGCTCACTTCCAGCGTGGAGTCGTCGGTGTCGTCCGCTGTCACAAACGTAATCGTTGCCGTTGGATCAGCTGCGTCCGAGAGCTTTGCCGGTGTAACGACTTCGCCGGAGGTGAAGGTTTTGCTGGGGGTAACGGTTATTGTAGCCATTTTGGTTATGCTGCGTTTCTGGTTTCGGTCGGCACCTGCGATTGCAAGGCCGCCTCGATGCTCACATTGCGGATTTCCGGCCGCTCGGCCGTCGTCTCGAAAATTAACTCCGCGGCGTGGGCCTTGCGGCGGATCGGTTGTTTCAGCGTGTAGTCCTCGCTCAACCCGCTGTCATTGGTCTGCCCCGGCACCAGCGTGATCTCGGCATCCGGGTTGATGAGGTTGGCCTTCACCACGATACTGCCATCATCCGGCAAGACCACGTCGGCCAAACTGCGTAAAAAGCGTTTGCTGCTTATCGTGCCCATGCCGTAGCGCCGCGTCTTGATCGTGCCGATAATTTGGGCTTGCAGACTGCCGGTCGGCTCGTCGTCTTTGCCGTTGATATTTTCGTCCAGCAGATACAGCTTGCCCGTGCGCCGGACGTTGAAGATACGCCTCACGTTGTTATAGGTGCCGACGACGAGCGCATCCACGCCTAAGCCGTAAATGTCGCGGCTCTCCCATTGGTCGTTAAGCGCGTTCCAGGTCACGACGAGGTCATTGGTGTCGTCCGGCGAGTCGAGGGTCGGGACGGCGAGGATATAGCGGTTGCTGTGCCAAATGCCAAAGGCGCGTTGCACCTTGCTCTGGTCGATACGCTCGAAAAGGTCAGCCACCGGATCACTCAGCGGGCGGGTGTCTCCGCGCAGCTTGAGGTCGAGTTGCGTGTCGAGGCGATACACGCCCGCGTCCGAGAGGAAGAACACAAACCGCCCAGCCGTCACGATGCTGTTGCGCGCCGAGCATCCAATCTCGTCGGTGACGAGTTCCAGCTTGGCCACCGCCGTGTCGATGGCAAAGGAGCTGCCGTCCGTGCTGGGGAATTGGGCGAGCGTGGCCAGCCAAATGCTCTTGCGGCAAAACACCAGCGCCGCCCCTTCGACCCACGGATGCACCGCCACAATAAAGTCGTCCCCGCCGGCGCCGGTGCGGAAGGATTGCCAAAAAGGGTCGTAAAGATCCGCGTCGAGGTAGTCGGAGATGGCGACCTGATCGCGCCCATCCGGGATGATGAGGCGGTTCTGGATATACGAGGCCCAACCCACCGAACGCATCTTGCGATAGGTTGGCCCCTCGGCGGGCACGCCACCGGCAGCGCGCACAAAGCTGCCGCTTCCGGTCCAGTAGATCGGCGGTTTGACGCGGCGCACTTTGATGTTGGCCGTGGCGTCATTGGCAGTTCCGCTCGGAACGGTAATCTCAAAGCTGTTGGTGTTGAGGTTGGTCGCCAGAATGTCGAACTCATGACCATCAAACGCGGCGACGGAAGACCCTTCGATGCGGACGCGCTGGCCATCGCTTAGTCCGTGCGCGTTGACGTTGACCGTGGCCGTGGTGCCGCTGACGGTGATGCCCGAGGCATTCGTGAACTGCTGCTTGAACGTCGTGGCCGGATCAATCGGGGCTTCGCGGAGGATGTAAAGGCGGTCGTAGGCTTGCACCACCGAGACCGTGTCCTGCGGGTCGATGGTTTCGTCCGGCGAGCTGGGATAGCCGACGGTGACCACGGTGTCTGTTGGCGAGGTATTGCGCCAGAGGAAGGCGCTGTCGGGACCGCACATCACGACATACTCGTTCGCGTTGTCGTAGTTGCGGCTGGCAAACACACCCGCGCCGAAGATCCCGCCTGAGTAGGTCGTTTTGACCACTGGTCCCGCGTTGGCAATCAGCGTGCCGGTGGCGTTGGCCGCCGGGGTGCCGGTCATGGTGTAGTCAAAGGTGCTGCCGCTGGCGTTGCTGATAGCGAAGTCGCCGTTGTAGAACGTGGCGTCGGGGCCGGTGGCGCCGGCGATATTCACCAGCTGGCCGTTGGTGTAGCCGTGGGCCGCCGCCGTGGTCACGGTGGCGGTGGTGCTTGAGAAAGTGATCGAGGTGATGGCAATGTCGGCCGCCAGCGTGAAGGAGAGTGTCAGCGGCTCGTCCGCCGTCGAGATGGCATCCGCCAGCCGCTTCGCCCCTTTGCGCGTCTGCGCCACGCCGCGGTCAAGGCGCATGTTCACGCTGTCCTGCAACATGCCCGCCGGCAAGGTGAGGGGATTCAAGCGGGAAGCGAAGCCGAGGAACCCGGCGTCGCCGTCGCGTTGGACTGGAGATTCAAGGGCCATTAGTTAAGTGCTGCCTTCAATTTGCTTTTGAACCGCGCCGCATCGGCGGGGCTAATGTCGTTCTTGCGCCCGGGAGCCACATCGGCGTGCGTCAGCACGCGCGTCATGGGAATGCCCCACTGCTTCATGCGTGGCGCCAGA